CTTTTAGAACATGTCTTAGGAATTCACTCATACACGTGTGTGGTGTCTACATTATTAACTATAAAATTATTAAGTTTAAAACATCTTTTAGGTTTATTCTTTAAATGTACTAACGCTAATTTAAATTCATTAGTCCATTTCTCTTCCTTTTCCATAGAAGAACTTAGTACTCTAAATAACTCACTAGCAGTTTTTATATTTAACTCTTCAGTTAAATACAATATATTATTATCTATTAGTCTATATTCTAAGACCATAGGATAATAATACTCATGTTCATATTCATAAATGACAATATAAGATACATCATATCTTGCTTCTTTAAAGTGCGCAAACTCAATAGTTGCATCACCATTAGATTTAACATTAGTTATAGTGCAAGAAGTTATATGACTATCATTACGAATAAAATCATTCATTATTCTATTTCCGAAAAACAAATATCTTTAGCCCAACGCATTGAAAGATTTTTTGATGCATCTCGATTAGAACCAAATACTACGTTACTATTATCTGTGGTTAAAAGTTTTTTAATATCAATATCTATTGTAACTAACTCATCAATTATAATAGTTCCAATAACTTCTGCTGGAATAAACAAATCGCTAAAGTTACTATAGATCTTTGAAACATAATCTTTTACAAATGTAAAAGGGGCATTAATAGTTTCAATTGTAGTTTTTCTATAATCATCATAACCAAGTAAAATTGAATCTTTTGTAAACCGTATTAGTGCGCCCATAAAGAAATACGTTGTATCAACTTCTAAATCTTTTAGATTATGTTTTTCTAATAAAACTAAATCGTATTCATTTGCATGAAGCATCCAAGATTTATACTTCTCATCAAGTAACTCATAAACTGCTAAATCAGATCTACCTTTTAAACGATCATCAAGTTCTTCTAATCGCTTGCAAGGATAGTTCATCAATTCACCATACGTTAATGGTTGATTAAAATATGCCTTTAATAAACCACTAATTGTCATTTGCCCTTGATCATATTTCCTAGTTCCCATAGTAAACCTATAGAATCCAGGAAAATAATCTCCAGATGATAATATAATTTTAGCATACTCGAGATCGTCAATATACGCTAAATCAATTAAGTTAGTCATTATATGGGAGTGTACCCATAACGTTAACTACGCTCATTGCTTCTTTAGCGACTAAACAATCTTTTATTCCGTGAATATCCATTAAATGTAAAATTCCACGATCAACGCATGAACCTAACATTGCGCAATCTTCACATTCGGTTTTGTCTGAAACGTTGAGATATTGTTGTAATTGCACATCCTGTTCAAACTCTTCAAACTCTTTTGCAGTGTAGTCATTAATAGGCATTTTAAGTTCATCAACAAATGATACGTATCTTTCATATAAAAGAGGAGAATAATAAAACTCTCCATTTTTCCAGTTGTATTGGCGTTCAACCAATGAGTCGTTTAATCGACCAAATGAAAATCTTAAATAACCACTTTTTTCAGTAGATATTAGAGAACTATTAAACATGTTTTTAATTCTCTTCGTTGCATCTTCAAACTCTTCTTTAGTTAAACTTTGATCTTTTCTACCTAGTGAAAAATTAAAATCAATTGTAGTTTCGAATAAGTGTTTTACTTTTTGATGTAAGTAATCATAATCTTTTAATATATGAGCTAATTTGGTGTTATCGTAGTCGTATACATTCATAATACCAAATGATCTTACTTTCGTAGGCCATTTTAATAACTCAATCATTTCATCTTGGTGTTTCTTAAGAACGCTAAGATATTTTTGATTTTCGATTTTATCCGGTTCAATAATTACGTTAATTTCTAACTCCATATTAGAGTAATGATCTTTTAATACGTCAGCTACTAAACTAGCTTTAGACATGTCCAAATATGTGGTTTGAAATGAAATTCTTTTAAACTTATTTAAAATTTCAATGACACGCTTATCAGTTAAAACTGAATATGTATTATTTGCAGATAAGAAATCTGTAGGAGCTATGAACGCAATGAATGGTTTATATGAATTTTCTGGAGTAAACGAATTCATTATCTTTTGTAACTGCGCATAACTAGTATCGTCAATTGGCATAGAACCATTTTTATTGACGTGACAACCTTTACAGTTAAATTGACAACCATTTAATAATTCAAAGTTTAAATTAAAATAAAACGTATTAGATTCGTTTAAACTTCCAGAAGCTAAATATGCATCCATATTATTTCTCAATATCGAATTGTGGTTCTAATGGTAATTCTTTACTAATTAATTTTGCTAATAATGGAACAAATACATTAACATTATTATTGTAGTATTCTAAGAACGCTTTACCTTTAAACATGTATGTTTCAAATTGTTGTTTAAAGTAAAGCATTTTAACTTCTTTTGTAGATGAAAAATATAATTCTAAAAATCCAGGAATTTTAAATAAATTTACTACATTTAAACCCACATAGTTATGATCATCTACGATTGGGAACGATTCTTCAACCTTTAATTTTTCATTTAAATCTTTATAACTATAAAGTAAAAATACCATTGATGAATCGATAAAATCAATCCATTTAACAAGATTATTTCTATTATTTTCAATGAATGTGTAAATTTCTTCATTAGTAAAATATTCTTTAGAAAAAATAATATTAGAATTTACACCAACGGATTTTAAAATAATTTCCGCTATCATTACGTTCAATAAAGGTATATTGCAAATGTTTTTAATATCAACATACGAGGCTAACAATTGAAAAACTTTTTCTTTAGGTGTAGTATCAAGATTAATGTCGCACGGTATATCTAAATTTGAAAGATATGTTAAAAACACTTTATCTTGTAGTTTGCTTTCGTTATAGTCAATAACAAATAGTGTATTCTTATCTTTGAAATATTCTTTAATTTGATCAATTGCTATTGGAGCAACAGCATTAATGTATTTCATAATTCGTCCTTAATTCAGTTAAATTCACTTTTGCTTTTTCTTCATAAAGTTTTATGAATACTTCTTTATTATTTCTTATTTTACTTATAACGCTTTTTGATAATGGACACTCGTCAGTTTCATCGAAAAGACTAGCGTCACAATTACCTCCACAAATGTCGTAATGCTCGCATGTAAAACACATAGTATGTTGATCCATTTCTATAAGCTTTTTCATCATAACATCTAATGATTTTTCTTGGAACGTATCCCAGTTATTTCTCATTTCTTCAGTATTTGAAAATGGTTCAACATACGTTTTATCTGGACATAAACCTACAGTACCATTTGGGTTTAATGTGAATGTTCTTTTATCGCAACAATTACACTTACAATCAAATAGGTTACCAGTTAATAGTGTTTTTGTAAAAAGATCAATTTGAGGTAAACACCACGTAGTTTTATTATGTTGATAATAATCTACAATCTTTTCTAACCAAATAGCCCACTTTTTGTTATTAGGTTTTAAATTGCGCGTTTGCTCGTCAAAAGTAGTTAATAATTCAAAATCAATAGAATCTACTCCATCAAACATTTTTACAATTTCTAATGGGTCGTAATTCAATAAATGCTTTTGTGCAGTAATTGATATATGCACTTTAATGTCATTTTGTAGTAAAGTTTTTAAGTTATTAAAAAACAAATTTTCTTGATCAGTTTTCTTGTTAATTGCAATTGATCCAAATCTAATGTCTGCATCCCAAGATACTCCAACTGTAGATCTGTATTCATCTTTAAGAAATTTTATAAACTCATCATCAATATTATACAATAAATTTGTTTGGGGTATAATATCCATTTTCATTTCCGGAAAAATGGATCTAATCGTATTATTAACTTCTGATAAATGGGAAAATGGCGCAAGGAATGTTTCACCACCATGAATATAAAATGTAGCCTTTTGAGGATCGACATTATCTTTTATAGAAGATAAAAAGTCTTTTATATATGTCATATTAGTAAGCATATATGGATCTTTATTACCTAATGTAAAGCAGTGTGTGCAATTTAAATTACATCCCTGTACTACTCTTACATAGATAACATTAAACTCATTTGTAAATATATTCATTTTAGTGTAAAATTCAACGCAACTCTTGGTTCACTTCCAAAATAATGTTCTACCTTATGCGGGAATTTATTCTCCATAATAATTAGTGTGTTTGGTTCAAATATTATGCGATGTATTTCGCAATTATCATCCATGACTAAAAGATCACCACCATATCCAATAGAACCATCTAACCATAATATACCTAAAGTAGATCCTTTTCTATGTATATCGTCATGCCATGTGAAAGAATTATCAGTTACAAGATCGTACTTAGTATAGTTAATCCAATTTTTTACTAATTTATCAAATACAATATATCGTCTAGCCCAAGACTGAAATTCCTCGGTGTAATTAAATGCACCGAGGAAATCTCTTAAACCATCATCATCAAAATTATCAACTAAATTTAATAATGTTTCTGGTATCTCAACTTTGATTACTTGTATCATCTAATCTAAATGGTGCTAATTCATCTTTATTTTCTGATTTAACTACGGTGTAACAATACGTTGCAAATACGTGGTTAGATTTAGTTTTAAACATTTCACCGGTGTATGTGCAACCAAAACCCCTATCAATGTCACGCCAAAGTAGTTTTTCGTATTGATTTGTATTAATCAATTCGTTCAAATCATCCATTTTTTCTTGACCGGAGTATATTTCATATATGTCTTTCCATAGTGGATCAAACGTTTTATAATCGTATGTAGATTTTATATATTTTCTATTGTGTGTAAAGTTACGATCAACGGCCCATTTTAATGTATCACTATTTGACAATTGTTCTTCAATATTACCGATCTCTAAACTTAAATTTGGGTCTATGCGATTCAAATTTAATGAACCAAATATGATTTCATATTTCAATTGTTCTAATTCATCTAACCAATTATCCCAAGTCATAACTTCTATTTTAGATAATAGTGCATGTTTATATTTTGTTGAAGAATTGTATAAGTAATCTGCTAATAAGTATTCAAAAGATAAAGCAGTTTTATCTACCCTTTGCAACGTCTTAGATATCTCCGTGTTATTATAAATTTCTTCAAACTGTGCATATTGTAATGGGTGAATTGTGTTTAAAATTATTTGCTTACGAGAATCTTTATCACGAACTTCATAATACGATCTTAGTCTTATGCTTTCAATAAATGAAACATGTATTTTATATAAATCTTTGCATTCAGCATATTCAAACACACTTTTTAAAAACTCAATTTGTAGTTCATATAATTTTTCAGGTTTTACATATAAAACAACTTTTTTAGATCTATTAATTAAGTTTTTCCATAAGAGTTCTTTGTTATTAGAAAAACTTTCTTTAATTAAATCTTCAAATGAAGGCTGAGATTTATACGCCTCATTGTTCTGCACTGTTACCATTGGCATACTACCAAAAATATCAGATGCTAATATAAAATCCTTACCCATTGGCTCAAAGCAAAAATCAAAGTCTATATAGACTGAATTAAATAGGTGAAACATTTATCTTCTTCCTCTAGAACTATGACATGAATAGTGACATGATTGATGACATATGCGTAAATCTAAAATATCACCATATGTGTCAGTGTTTGCTGCAGATCTAAGTGAGCTATAAAAATTATCAAGTTGAGTTGCAATGATAGTTTGGTTTACTACTGGACCTGCGACATTCAACGGTTCAGTTCGTAGGTAATTATCATTTAAATGCGCATAATTAACTTGCTCATTAAAAACTCCACTTCCGCCATATGTCGTATTATTATAATATATTCCAGCGCGAACTAATCTAACACGAGAAGTATTATACGCATAATTTCTTAATACAGAAACAATATTACTTGCCGTTATATTAATCGTATTTAAATCAGCTTGTGAAGGAGCAGACATTCCAGTCGTCGATTCCGTTAAAACATCTACAACAGTTCCAGACGGAGTAGTAGCACCTATAATTGAAAAAGGAGTAACAGTTACCCTATGGTCAAATGTTCCCCAAGCACCACTGAACGCAGAATTAAATGTTGGAATGTTAGCTTTGTGCCAAGCATTTGCTCTTGGAGCTGGTGCTATAACAGTAGCGAAAAAATCATTAATAATAGTTTGTTTAGTTACTAAATTACCAGCACTAGCCATAAAAAGCCCTTTAGTTTATATCCATAAAACATTTTAAATCGAATTTATTTGCAATTGTAAAATAACTTTTACCAAGACAATGACTAAGATTATCACAGTTATTACACTTGTCTAATATTGTACTATTTATATCTTGCAATTGTCCATATGTGTTTAAAAAATCATCATATGTTGTCCCGTCGACTAAAAATGCTGCATCATCAATATACACATATTCGTCAAATGGTATAATAGGATTTAAATATATTCTATTTGGATTACCAACAAAGGAAAAAGCTGGTTTTCTTAATAATGTTCTATTATTATATTTTGTTTTGAATTCATTATTTGATTCATAAAAATCACCAAATTCATTAATGATTTTTATGCTTTCTTTTAACATATTTTTCTTTTTATCTAAAGATATTTCTTTATTATATAAGAAAGTAAAATTTAGTTCTATTATTTCATCATCTGATAAAAAGCTAATTAAAGACTTTAGTTTTTCCTTTTCATTATTGCTTAATGAAAATCCCGTATTAATTGCTAAGTTAATAACTATCCTATCTCCGTATTTTTCTTTAATAGCTTTAATTCTACTTTTTAAAATAATTTGATAATTTATGTCAAAGAGTTTTGCAATTAATAAATTAATTTGCAATTCAATTTTTAATTCTGCGCTAATATTATTAATAAGTTCAAAAAAGTTATGATCAAACTCAGTTTCTATTGTTGATGCAATTCCAACGTATGAAAACATCTTTAATGTATTTTGAAAGTCTTTGTTATCTAATAACTTATAATTGTCTGGATTATCAAAAATGTCAGTTGGAAGTAAATAACACGTTTCAAGTTTATAATCGTTATTAACTAAATCTTCAGCCAACTTATAGGCTGAAGAAAAATCATTAAAATTATTATCTGTTCTTTTATAAAAACAACCACGACAATCCATAGAACAATGATTCAATATCATCATTCTAAATTCAACTAATTTATATGGATCACCATAACGCTCATATGCATTAAACATGGGGGATGCTTTTTATTTTTATCACAGTCTTTTTATGTGTAAGAGTTGACAAATGACGCATTAAACTTTTTGGTGCACCACATATATCATCTTGCCATTGCAATTGATGGCAGTCACCTCCACAATATTCAAATACATCACAACTATAACATCTAGGATCTCTACTTCTTTCACACGCAATGTTTTCTATTCTTTTTGGAGACGACATTAAATCTTCAATCTTATCATCTATATGTCCAAACTGAAATTCAGGTGCTGAATTTGGACAACCAGATATAGATCCATTTGCATTTAATGTAAGAATCTTTTCTTCACAATCTCTACAGAATGTAGAACCTTTTATAAAACCTGACTCAAATTTAGCATAAATCGTTTCAAAGAATTCATTTGAAAACCAATTTCTAGTGTTATACTTAACAATTTGTTCATGCATTTTTAAGAACCATTTATCCTGCTCTATATTTTTTGGAAAAATGTCAGGATAAAGCTTTGCATTACCATTATTAGTTAATCTTTCAAATGAAACTTCTTGAACGCCTAGTCTACGTATCCATCTTAGCAATACGATTGGTTCAATGTCTAATGTGTCTTGAGTAACACTAATAAAAAGCTTAATTGTTATACCATGTGATAATAGCGTTTTTATGTTTTTATGCCATAACTCATATTGTTTATTATTAGCAAAACGAATTTTTGGATCCCAAGAAGTACCTATTCTAAAATTAAATTTATTTTTTATAAGATCAATGTGCTCATCGTATAATTTGAATACTAAATTAGATGTAGCTCCCCATGAAACGTTTTCATGTAAATGATTGCATTCTTCAAACATTTGCTCCATTTGAAATACTGGAACTAAGAATGGTTCTCCCCCATGAAATTCACAATGAACTATATCGTCTTTTTGAACGTATTGAAGGAATCGTGTTAACCAATTTGTAACTTTCTTCGTATCCCAAAATATTTTAGGACCATTGGTACCATTAGTAAAACAATGCTTGCAATTTAAATTGCATGTTTCAGTAGTCTTTAGATATAATGCCCAATTCATAATTAATAGCTTTATCTTTCAAAAATTTTTCTAAACCAAAACTTAAAGTTACTGCAGCAAATTCATTTAAGGCTTGATGAAAAGTATTTGCTGGAATGTAAACACTTTCACCTTCATTTATAGTATGATGTTTATTATCAATTATCATAGTTTTTTTGCCACTACAACAATATATTATAACATCGTCTGGATCAGTGTGCATATCAAATGATGGAGAGTTTTCATATGCAAAGAAAACATGACACGTCACTGGTCCTATATGATTATATATTCTTCCATATTCTAAGCATTTTTCCCAAACATTTTTTGAGAATCTTTCCATGCCTTCGATCTTAATGCTGCGTGGTTCACTATCATACAGATCTTTAAACGAACTAAGGAGGATTTGCTCCCCCTTAGAATTTATCTTTGAAACTAGATTTTGTTCGTATGCCAAAGGGTTGTGGAGAAACTCTACAACTTCATCATGAGTAATCATATTACTTAATAAAACACTCCACTAACTTTTCTTCTAAATCCATATTAGTTTCTAAAGCAATACCAATCGTATTAACTTGGCCATATGTTGCGCAACCAACTGTATTAGACGCAGAGATTGGTTGACCTTTAACAATTACTCCAACAACTCTAACTGGAACACGGCCTTTAAGTGCAATTGGTTGACCAACTGATTCAGCATTCATTAGATACGCAGGTTTTTCAGAGATAACACCTAATGTTAATTGACCAAATGTCGTAGAAGCAGTTGCTTCTTGTTCAACTTCTGGACCAGCAACAATAACAACTGTACCAACACTATATTCTACATCAGTTGAATATTTCTCAGCTAAGTCAGCGTATCGAGCAGAAGTTGCAGTACCAATAAACACGTTTGTTGTAATATTGCCGGAACCATCACGCACTGGAACTGTGTTTGCTGTAGCAGCTATTGAAGAAACGAATCCATCCAATAAGTCAGCATCTAAACCAGAACCTAAACCATCATTACCAGCATGCCAAGGTGTATATCCTAAGGCAGTAGTAACGTCTGCAGAAGAAAGCAATGTTCCACTTGTCGCTCTGCCTTTACTATCAACAGTTATCTTTGTGTATGTTCCAGCAACAACACCACTATTAGTTAATGTTAATGCACCAGTTACGTTAGTAGAACCATTAAAGTTTACGTTCCACGCTGCATCACCAGTTAAAGCAATATTTCTAGTAGTTTGTAAAATAGTCGCAGTACCGGAGTTACCACTAATATTACCAGTTACATTACCAACTAATGGACCATTAAACTGAGTACTATTCATTTGACCAGTTACAGTTAAATTACCTGAAGCATCTAATATAAGTTCATGCGCGTCAGGCGTATCTACTTGTACTCTAAAAACACTAGATGAAGTTGTTAATGTGCCTTCAATAAAACCTGAACGAATTTCGTTAATAGCGTTAACAATAACTTTAGCGGTAGTACCTAAGTTATCTTTATCGCCAACAAATGTGCCTAAATCATTATTCTTAAGACGCCATTCATTAAAGGTATCATCTTCTTCAATTAGAATTAATGCCATATTAACTTACTTTCTCTAAAATTATTTTTAACATGTCTTTTATATCGCCAACTTCTTTTTCTAAAGTGGCAATTCTTTCTTTGTCTTCTTTAGCTTTATTAGCTCTCTCAATAGCTTGAAGATATGCGGAGTGGTTAGTATTAATAACCGCTCCGGTTCTCATATCTTTTTCGAGGTTTTTATTGTCTATTACTTTTGCTCTCATAATCTTATTTATGTAGCTAATGCGATCACTCTAAAATCACGTATACGTGGAACTTTAGAAGAGTTTTGTGATTTTAATACAACCTTAACTGCTAATAAAGTAAATGGTGTTAATCCTTGATTGAGATACTCATAATCTTTAAATGTTGAAGTATTCTCAGTAGTTAAAGGAATGATTTGACCAGTTGCAGCAACCCAAGGTAAGTCTTCGAATCTTTGATCTGAACCAGGTGCTTGAACTTTATAATAGGTTTCAATTGTTGAACCATCTGGGCGATTTGCTGAGAAGATAATCTTTAATGCAGTAGCTGCTTGATCAATAGTAATTTTACGAGTAATATATCTGCACAATGATGAAGCGCCAACTGGTGATAATTCAGAAACGAAATTTCTCACTTGATTTTTACCACTTGCGCCACCGCCAATAGCTTGTGGATCATCAATTCGATTAGCAACGCAAATTGCTGACATACGTTCTAAGTCAACCATTGGAGAAACGTTATCAGCAGTGGTTGTAAATTCACCTTTTAACCAGAATGAACGTGTACCGCCCAACCTATCATTTTCATTGATAGTAGAAGCAATCATATACGGACGATCTGTAAGATAGTTATCATTTAAAATTGCAGGACGGTAATCATTTGCACCATCTAATGTATAGGCTGCTTCAGTTCCAGCTAATGATTGTGATGTTGTTAAACGTAGTCCCCATGTTGTTCTAGTATCTGGGAATTGAACTGCTGATACGCTCGGTTGAAGAATATTAATACACTTATTCTCAGTCGCATAAACTGCAGTACCACCAGAGTTACCAGTAGCATTTGCATTTGTTGAAACCACAAATGAGTACCAATCTTGCTCAACAGCAGTTAATGTTTGAGTTGTGTTTAATTGCGCAACTGGAATTCCATTAACAGCTGCATTAACTCCACTAATGATAACTTTAGAGTTTAAAGGCATACCATGATTTTTATGGAATACATGAACAATATTACTATTATTAGTTGTGTAAATTGGATTATCAAATAGTTTACGTAATGGAATATTTGCGTTATTTAAAACTAATGTGCCTTTTACGTTCGTATTAAATGATGCACGATATAATTTATATTTCATATCTTGCATCTGATCAGCGTTCCAAGTAGAACCGTTTTGTGATTTAAATAATACGCCGGTCGTTGGTTGTTTAGAAATTCTATTTGTAGAACCAACTTCATTTTCACCTAATTGAGCAATCCACAATTTATATGCTTGTGAGTTTGCTAAAACAACGATAGAATATTCACGACCTTGATTTAAGTATACAGGTGCTGGGAATGTAAATGTTGTTGCAACAGTTGAATCTGTTGAAGTATTAACTTGTGAAGCTGGTAATGTAACTTGACCAAAACCAACGATAGTTGTTGTTGGATAGCCATTATCAACAGTACGAATTTGTACTGTAACAGGAATGTTAGCATCTTTCTCAGCAAAGAATAAATCAACCTTAGTGATCATTACACCACCTGGTTTGTCAACCAAGAATGTTTGTGCTAATGGATCCCAGAATTCAGTATTAACAAATGTGTTGATTAGTCGTGAGTTAGTTACTGTGCGTGTTTCAGAAATAGTTGTTTGTTGTAGTTGCGGTGAGCGCAAAGAAACTTCTTGACGTGTTTCTGTAATACCACTAGCAGTATAAACAGCTTGTGCTGAACATGTAGCCAAGTCAAAGTTGTTGTTAATGTCATCTGATAGACGGAATGTACGATCACCAGTTCTAAATCTTACAGCACTAGTATTTGGAATATAGAATTCACCAATTAATTCACCTGCTGAATTAGATACTAAAGCATTCAATCCATTAGTGATATCAGTTGCTGTTAAGTCAGGATGACGAATTGCACTAGTGTTTGGTTCTGCATCAACTGGAACATCAGAAAATCTTTCAAATGATGTTAACGGTTTACAGAAATCAGAAACTGGAATACTTTCAAAGAATGGATACATTCTTGTATCTGGTTTAAGACCTATTACTTTAAACTTAACTCTTCTTGATCTAATGAATGGAATCATTCGTACGTCTACAACACGTTCTCCAAGAGAAGACTGAATTGTATCAGGAGCTACCGAAGTACGAATACCTGCGCGCGCCTCAGACGATTGAATAGTTTCAATTACGTTAGTAGTAGTTTGTAACCAATTTCCACCAGAAGCTATTGTAGTGTTGTTTGTTAATGAACGACCAGTCCATTGAGTTTGCCACTCATTCCACACTGTGCCAAGAACACCAGATTCATCAGCGAGGAAGTTAACAACATCAAATAATCCTTGATTATCAACAATCAATTCTGGACGTGATTCAGTATCTTTCCAATCGTCTGAACTAGGTGAAAGATCCATAATGCCAATAAAACTAATTACGTCAAATGGATTAACAAATTCAGTGCGAGAAGCTGATGCTTGGTTAATAAACGTTACGTCAGTGTATGGTAATGTTAATACATCACCAGTTTTTTGAATATTAGAAGAAGCTGCTACGTTATAATCTAAACGTACTGTATCTTCATAAAACTGAGGACGAGCTTCGCCTCTTTCAGCGTCAATCGAAATAAAATAATCTGGATCACCAGGATTACCAATATTATGTCCATAGAATGGATCTACGATAAATCCGTTCTTAAATCTATCGATATTGTTATTATCGAGAATTTGTAAGTCAGCAGTTTCTTTTTCAAGCAATGAAAGAGAAGTGTAATACTCAAGGTTCTTAATACGTTGTTCTAAACGGCCAATGTCTCGCATTGTGTAACGACGATTATCAATTAGCGTAGGAATAACGTCTTGTGGTCCAAACGTATATGGTTTAAGAGCTACTTCATATAAAACCATTGCGTCATCAGGATCTTTAGGTGCATTAGGTGTTAATGATGAAACACCTTTAACTACACCAAAGTTACCTTTAGCATCTAAGTAAATCTTATCAATACGTGCCAAATAGAAGTCAAAGTCTGTACGTATATTATCACCAATACGTGGAATTTCAACTAAAGACGCACCAGTAATATTGTTACCAACGTCGTTGACAAATGATGTGCCATCATCACGTTCTCTTGGACGGAAATCTAATGTATCGCGTAATGCAAATGACTCAAAGCGCGATTGATAAACTGGAATATCATCATATGGAATTTGACCAGTGTATGAATCTACTGAGAAATAATCACCAGCACCATGTGTGAAATAGTCAAACACAACTAATAAGCGTCCGGAAGGAGCCGGTTGACCAGTCTTAAGCGTAATACGTCCAATGTCATAGAAGTTATCGCGCTGTCCATCATCTAATTGATAACGATCTGTAACATTTTGACTAGTTGTTGTTGCGTTAACGCTCATACTAGTAGACATATAAACTGCTTTTAGTTTATAAATGTCTGCTTTGTTAAGCAAATCAAAGTTGCCAGGTGTTGTATTTGGAGAAGTAATATTAAAGTTAAAATCACTTACTAATGTTTTTTGCTTTTCAATCGCTTCTTGTTTATAAATTGTTGCGATTAATGTAAATGCTTGCGTCGTTAAGCCTAGGTCATCTAACTTAATAAGAATATTTTTACCATTTGGAGTACCAGATAATACAACACGCGATCCACCACCAAGACCAGTATAAGCTGAATCAAGATTAATGATTGCTCCATTATCATTGCGAACCATTAAAAAGTCGCGACTAGAATACGGAGTAATAAATTGTTCATTAACACCAGCAGTTAATTGTACTTGTCCGTTTGATAATGAACCTGTGTAAACACGTCTAACTGAGTAGTTAGTATCAATAGTACCACCAATACCACGAATAGTTTTAATAACATCGTATGGCATACGTACTAATAAACTATTTGCAGAAGTTCCTTGAAGAACTGCATTTCCAGAATCTAATATGATGTTAGCTGTAGTAGGAGGAGTTCCAGCTACAGAAACTGCTCTTACAGATGAAAAGTTTTGTCCACTATTCATCCTAATGTCAAACAAGAAGAAACGGTATGTTGCTGCAGAATTACCTAATACTCCAGAGAAATGTTCAATTGCTCTAACTCGCGCAGTACCAATTTCTGTTCCAGGAGCAGTTCCACCAACGCTAACTGTAGCGTTTCTTAATGAAACAATTGGGAATGTTGTAATGTTTGGTGCACCATACAAATTCGTAATATTTACAAATGCACCAAGGTTAAATGGAATAGCAACGTTGTTATCAGATGAAAATTCACGTGACTTATCGACAGGTATATAGTTAGTGGCTAATGTTCCAATTTCAAATCCACGAACATATGCTTTACCAGCTTCCATACCAATAGCTAATTTAGACTCAAGTCCACCATTAGCTGCAGTAAATATACCACGATTGTCGCCATTTTTTAAGTGCTCACGAACTTCGATATTAAATGACTTAACTGTATAATTACCAGATTCGTCATACGTTCTACGAGCCAAAGTTTCTTCAATAACAGAATATTGTGTTGCATTTACTTTTGAGCGAATAACACCATCTTCAACTTGCATAATCTGAACAAAGTTTTCAGTATCAGCAGTTAATGCTCTTTTTGATAATACTAAATTAATGTTATAGCGATGTGCACCTGGAGCAGCATAGTTTGGAGAACCATTAGCGTTATCATTTAAGCTTGGATCAATTTGTGACGTTATAATATTTTGACTAATCGTAAAACCAACTTTATATGTTGGAGTTGTGTTATATTTTTCTAAAATGATTGTTTGATCTTCTACTAAAACAAACATATCTGAAACAAAATATACACCTCGTGCAACTGAAACTGCAGAACCAAAACCTACGCTATCAATCGCTGATCTAATCTGACATTCACGAATATTTACGCCATCCGACAAAAGAATTTCATTAGCAGCAAATGTTTTAGTTGTTTTATTTGTACCAGAATCACTATATTTAACAAATAGTGTAATTGGATCCGTATTAGTAGCTGGAGTAACTGAAACAACCTTAGCATTCAATCCAGAAGTTTGACTAGTTATAGTTGTTCCAATAAATTCATCAACATATGTTGCAACATCAGAACCATTAGGAGCTAAATCGTTAATCTTTACATAACCATATTCTAAATCAATAGTTGTTCCACCTGGAATAACCATTGCGCCTTCTTCAAACATATGTCTACCAAAACGAGCAACTTGCTCATTAATAATAGTCTGCATTTGTGTAAGTTCACGCGCTTGAACTGCAACGCCTGGACGATATAGAATACGATAAAACTTTTTATCGTTGCTATAGTCATCAAAATATGGATCTGAGTTATAGACCTTTAATGTCATTTGTATCTTTCTTAATTACATTTCAACAACTAAACGTACGTCTTCTGTTTGATTTGAAGCTCTATTAACAGGGCTTCTATTTTCTATATACAATACTTCGCCTGAATATTTTTCAATTTCTGAATTAATGATTGAAGTAATCGAAGCGCTTACACCACTAAAATTAATAACTTCACCAGATTGGAATGGAATATATCCAGTAGAATCATTTTGATAAATCTTAATAGATCCAGTATCAACACTAGTTATGTATCCTTCTGCGCCAGACGTTTGTCCTACGACAATAACGTCTCTAATAAAGGAACCACCAGTTGTTGTACCATGATTTAAAACTGTTAACGCAGTCTTTGTAGTAGATGTTGCAACTGTCGTTGTTCCATAATCATATGGATTACGCACAATACCTAATTGACGATAATCATTATCAACGACAAAGTCACCTGAACCATCGGCGCCTTCTAATAATACTTGAATCATTACATAAAATCCATTCAACTCATTAATTGGATTTGATCCGTGGCCACCAGCTGGAGACATAACTGCTCTTGCTGTAGCTGGAGTTGAAGGTGAACCACCACTTAGAGTTACCATAGCTCGAGTATAACCAGTTCCAGGATTTACCATTTGAATACCAGTTACAACACCACCGGTGATAGTCGCTGTAGCAGTAGCACCAGCACCATCACCACGAATAGTTACTGTAGGCGCTGCAGAATAACCAGAACCAGCGTTTGTTAATCTAATTCTATGAATTCCACCATCAATTGCTGCGTTTTGAATAGACCATTGAATTGAGTTATCATCTAATGTTAATCTTTTAACTGGAACAAATGAGTTAGTTAAAAACTTATTAACATCATTACCAGTAATAGTAAACATAAATTTCCAACGATAACCATCAGCTAATGGCGTATTACTAATGCTTACACTTGTACCCGTTGGTTTAATAAAAGATGCTCCAGCGCCTGCTTGAATACATTTGTATACGTTTAATTCATCTGTAACAACATAATATTGTTTAGTAGATAATGCAACATCCTGATCGTCGTATTCAGTATATACTGTACCGGAAATCCAGTTATATCTAGGTGCGCAATGACTTATTTGAGAAGCTGCAATTCTCTTAAGAGCTAAAACGTTTGACCACGCTTCGGTTTCATCTGATAAGCGATCAATAGGGGTTGGAACTGACGTATCAGTTGGAGTCCAAGGTTGAGTGCGCGCAACAAACAAATAATAACTATTAAATGGATTTGAAATATCTGTTATTAAGTTTTTTGCGTTTTGGAATCGAAATTTTGAGGTTATAATTGCTGGCATTTATAAAGTCCTTTGACTTAAATTATATTAGTTATTTATTAAGATTATATCAGATGGTATAGTTAAATTAGTCTTAGCACCTGAATTAACTACCCTAAATGTTAAATCACCATAGCGACTATTTTCTTCTGTATTAATAAACTTACTTTGATCAAAATACAAATAGTTCGAACTTAATGCATTAGAACTGCGACCATATTTGTCTAATGATAATCTAGTACTTAAACCTCTGCTTGAAGCATTTACAGAAGATATAATAATTGGTAATTTTCCTTCTTGGGGATCAGATAATCCTGGAGGAGGCCCATATCGTTTATTTGCAAACGATTGTATTAATACTTGTCCGAAAAAGGCAAAACCGGCTGGATGTAAAAATTTCTTAACCGCATCTCGCCAATAGTCAATTGTTTGACCAGTTTTGATTACATAAGAAAAGTTTTGATAATATTTACTATCTTGTATATACTTTTTATCTGAAATAAAACCGTCGTTAGACAAATAACGATTTTGTGCAATGTCCCATCTACCATCTGAAGGTTTCAATAAATCTACACGAGGGTAATATAATTCAATCTCATCATTAAATAATAAATTAAACAACGCTTCATAAGAAGGAATAGAACCCTTTGAACGATAAATGTCATTAACTTGCTTATATAATTTGCGTGGATCTGCTTGAATTTGTTGAGGAATAGAAGTAGCAAATTCCCTTTGTAAATATTCAACAAATTCTATAGAAGCTTTGTCAATATTTCTATTATCTAAAAGAGTATTAATTATATGACCAGGTTGATTATTAGCGGATTGCATCCACTCAAAATACTCTTCTAAAAATACGTGCAAATTGCCATCATTCTGACGAATGTGTTCAGGTATAATAGCATTTAAAGAATAAAAATCTTGTTTACCAGTTGTAATGGCCATGATTAATCGTTATGCCTTGGTGTTGTGTTATAACCAATACCAGCGATAGATCCACCGGTTGCAATTGTATCAACTTCTGGATTAATAGTGGTAATCCCCATGTCAATTTGTAATAGTTGATTACGTTTTGGCGCAATATCATTTGAGTTAGGTTGCGCTGAGATTGAAATATAATTACCATCATACGCAGATGGGTTAAAATTTTCTAAAACTACTAAACCCTCTTCTGCGATAATAAAACCTGCATCTTGAATAGTTACTTGTTTAGCATCACCTATAATACGATAAATTTGTAATGGATGACGTACTATTAAATCATTAGTAACTTGATTAGTATTTTGTGGTAAATCGTGAATGTATTGTGTAAAGCCATTATATGTAAATCCAGTAGATGAAATAATCTTTTCATTACTACCCGATGAATACAATGGGGCAGAAAAGGATAAAGTATATTTTTTACTTATTCCAATTTCTGGTACTAAACGCTTTTGCATATACACACGAATAGTACTATTCAAAATAGCTGGATCCGCTAAATCTACTAATCGTAAAAGTTTAGAGTGTCTAAATACACCATCAAATTGTTTTAACTCAGTATCATTATAGTTACTAATTACATCTGACACAACTTGGCGCAATTCGCCGGCCGTTTTATTAGTTAAGTTAGGATCATACTTAAAGAACACTTCTAATTTAATGTATGTGTATTCTGGATCTACTAACTCTGGTGTAATAGAAACAACGTTACGCGTTTTTAAAATTTGGTCACGAATAAATTGTTTTTCAGTAGGACTTAATGTTTCAGCATTACTTGGTTTAATTGATATGTAAGCTTTACCATAATCTGGTGGATCGTTTTCTTCACCACCCCACACAGCAACAGTTTCAATGTTTGGATAGTTATTAATGATAGCCGCTTTATAATCGTCTGGTGTAACAACGCGGTTTTGAGCTACGTATGATAATGGTGCATTAAACTTAATTGAGTCAATATTTTCTCTATCACCACCAGCTACAGCTTTACTTAACGTAGTAACTGTTACATTAGAATTACCTTGAATTGACGTCGATAGCGTAAATGTTGATGCGCCATTGGCAAGAGCTCCATTAGTACTTAACCACTCTAACTCTATTACGTTACCAGCTTGAAGTTTTCTACCAGCAATGCCATCACCAAAATAAACTTGATAAGTTCCATCAACACCTTCTTGTAAAAAGTATGCCTTAGTATTAGAATCAATTTCAACAAAGTTTCTAACAATAGTATACACATCATATGAAGTGGTTGTATTATTATCTTTTACTTTAACCACTAGTGAAGAAGTATCAATCGAAGGATCTGGAATATTAAAATATTGCGCATTATCAAAACTATCAACAGTGTGTGAATAACTAAGTAATTTGCCTTCACTAATTTTTAAATTTTCAAATGTGTAAACTCCGTTCACTGGAGAAATAGATTGAGATTCTAAAACTGTAAATGTATATTGTACACCATCTACAACAGTAGTAAATTCAGTGCCTCTATTAATAGTTAACGTAGATGGATTACCTATTGGATTATTAACTAATACATCAATAAGGGCAAATGATGCGTTCATAGATCTTGGTAAGTATCCCAACATTTTAGCATGTGATACTACGTTATTTCGCAATTGCGCTGAATCTAAAAATATTTCATTAATTGCCATATTAGCGTTAATTGCATTATAATGTGTATTATAGGCTAATATATCTAAAAGAACTGAAATGCCAGAACCATCAAAGTCATAGTCTTTGAATTTAGTTTGTGTTTTTAAATAATCTTTAAGATTTTCTCGTACTTGAAAAAAGTCTAATTCGGTGACTTTTAAATTTGATGCCATTATCGTAATCTCTCTAGGATTGTTGTTACTTCTGCAATTTGTTCGTTAGATAAAATTTGAAATTCTATTGTCATAATATAAGAATTATTATCTGGATCATCAATAGCATTAATATCTAATACAGCAACACGTGGTTCAAAGTTTTCTATTACTTGTCTAGCTGCATATTCTAAATCGGTAATTGTAATGGGATCTGCTAATTCAAACAACAATCCTCTTACGCCACAACCAATTTCAGGTTGAAATGGTCGCTCATAAAAATTAGTTAAAATTAAGTTAACCACTGATTTTTTAATAGCTTCAATGTCTTTAATAGGATTAATATCACCACTTACCGGATTTGGTATAAGTGATAAATTTAAATCACTATAAAGAGTATCTTGAGCGACAATACTGGCTTTACCAACTTTAAGAACTAAGTCTGATTTATTTTGTGTACGCATATCTATATTTATTAAGCTTTCATGATAGTACGGGCTTGATCACTATATAAAATACGTTTATCTAAACCTATAGTTCCACCATTAACTTTTTTAGATAATGTAGTAATATCCCAAGAATCTGCAATGGCTGATAAATTATTTTTAGACCAAAACCAACAAGCGGTTTCAAGCGCAACTTGTTTATCAGTTGCAACTAAATCTGGATTTTTAACTAATCTATCATCGCCATATAAATCTTTAGAAGCTCTAGTATAATTAAAACGACCAGTTAATTGTTTTAAACCTCTACCAATAAACTTATGGCCATCACCAACTTCTGTGTTACCAAGATTCCTACCAACATTGTGAATAGTTGAAGAACCTATCGCTCTTTCATATAATCCAGTTGCAGTCTGTTTTTCTGTTTGTAAATATACAGCACAATCTTCAACTGCAGACAGTTTAAGTCTATTAGCACAGATTGCAAAATATCCTTTGGCTCTATAATTTAAATTTTCTTTTAGTGCTTTAAAGTCTCCAGATTCAACTCTAATTTGCGCAACAAACGCAGCGACTCTATCTGGTGTAGTTATTCCATACTTTGGAAGAGTTATTGCAAACGCATCATACCATGCTGCTGCAGCGGCTCCACCAGCTCTTTCTAATTTTTCTTTGGTAAAAGCAAAAGTAAATCCACCAGCTGGAGGAGGTGATGGTGTTTTTTCTTTTTCTGGATTCTTTGTTGGCGTTGGAGTAGATTCGGGTTTAGTTTGAACTGGACCAATAACTTCTTTTCCACTTTCATCTGTAGTAACTACAACCACAACTTTTGGTGTATCTTTACACATATCACCAATAGCCTTAGCAATACCTTCAGGAGTTAAAGCATCTATAATAGACTGTGTGTCTGGTAATTTTCCAGCAGCAAGATTTTTTAGTTGTTCAACTAAATTTTCAGAAGATGCTGCTAATGTTGGAGGCTTTGGTATTTTATCAATTAAACTATCAAGATTTTCAACGCTACTTCCAAATATAGTTTTTAATTGAGCAACTTTTGCAGTATATTCAGCAGGTGAAAGATATGGTAAAGATGCTAATTCAGTTTGTAAATCTAACTCTGGAATTTCAGGAACTTTAATCTCACCAAGTTTTTCTTTAATCGAATTTGCAATTGCACCAAGATCTCCAATAGAATTTAATCCACCAGAAATCTTTTGTTTTAAAGTATCAATCTGAGATAGTGCTTCATCTAAGGAAGCACTTAACCCACAAGGAGAAGGTAAGTTTGCCATATTAGTTTAAGTCAATTCTAGAAGCATTAATACCAAATGCTCCTGTTGAAGTAATTGAAGATGTACTATCTGAAGTAAATGCTAATGCACCTTGTGAATTTGCAGTAAAACTACCAACAACATCAATTAATAAATTAGCATTACATTTTAATGTCCAATTAGCTTGAGAACCAAACTCTAATCCAGATTTTGATAAAAGTTGTTGTGATGAGTTAGTTGAAAGCGATTGCGCACCATTTGAAAATATTGTTAATGCATCAAGAAATGTATAATCAACTATGCCAGTAACGTTATAGTTTACTGTACCACCAACACTTTCAACTCTATCTCTATCAATGATGATTGTTTGATCTTTAGCAACTCTAAAAGTATGTGATTCTGCAACGTTAGTATTTGATGAACCAATCACTTCCATCAAATCATTTTGTGTAATTTTAGTATTTCTATTACCATGTACTTTTAAATTATAATCACCACCAACTTCAAGTGTATAATCACCTTTAACCAATTGGCGGCAATTGCCTTCAATGGTAATATTAGAAGAACCTCTAATTAATACGTTATCATTTTTAATAATGATTTCATAATTATCACCAACTACTTTAGTAACCTTTTTCCCATCTGGATAAATTTCGTAAAATGTGCCAGCTGGATGAAATTCATGTATGCGACTTGCGTTTGGCGTATCATCATATTCTTTTACCATACCAGTTTCAGATTCATAAGTATGAACATATGGATACAAACCACCAATGCCATCACGCGGTTCTGGTTCATCCCAAGTTTCGCGTGTTTCTTCTTCTGGACTAATTGCAACTGTATTTAAATTAGCCTTAGTTGATTTTTCAACTCCAGTTACACGCGATACGTATCGTGTTGCATATGATGCATGATCTTTCCAAGTACCTCTTGCAACTTTTGACACATCTGTTTCATTATACCATCTTGGATATGTGCCATTAAAGTTTTTAAACGCCTTTAATTCATCGATAGTTTGTGTATGTTTTCCAGGCAATGAACCCATGATAATTGGATCTTGAGCATTTTCTCCGTCAGCAAAAAAACCAACAACCCAAGAACCTTCAACTAATCCAGTTGGAGTAATACCAACGCCAGAAATAGATGCAGAATTAACTGGCATCATTACATGTGACCAAGGTAAATCATCTGTTGATATTTTCGAAACGTCATCTGTGTGCAAACCAAAAATACGAACTTTTACACGACCCAATTCTAATGGATCCATTCTATCTTCAATTACACCAGTAAACCACATCATTGGTAACATATTATTTTGCTTTCTTACCCAAAGATTCTCTTACGATATCCATAACAATATAATAGATGCCATTTTCCATTTTATGATGAATGTTCTGTATAAGATATTTTCCGCTTAAATACTCATTTGAATTTTTAGGATTAGATGATGATATTGGTTTATTCTTTTCTACTTCAAAGTCTATCACTTTACCAACGCTCAAATCAGTTCTTCCTTTTACAGTCATATTAATTTTAATTAAACCAAGTTGATATATTAGTGGATCTGATTCTAATTTTGTAAACTCTATTTGGTTATTATAATTATTTAAACTACTTGATTCATATGCTAAAGGATTTTTTAAAGCTACACTATGAACTACATCATACTCTGAAATAGATTTATTATTAACTTTAAAAGACTCTGATAAAAACGCATTTTTATCTAATCTCTTTTTTCTTTTAAAGTCTTTTTGATAATCGTATTTGACTAAATTATAACTTTTATTTGCATGATCAATGATGTGCATTGATTGACCAAAAGCACCACGTAAAATATTCTTACCGGTGTTTGACATTTCAGTGATATCGTATCGTAACGCAGTTTTCATAGTAGCAGCCGTTTGATCTAAATCATCTTTATTTAAACTATTAGATCTATGAACATATTTTTCAAATATGGTTTTGTTAAACATAGATTCATATGATTCAAAGTGTATGCCATCCTTTAGCGTTTCATAAAAACAAAACGGATAACCAGTTGATGTAATAGCTCGTCTAGTTAACCAATCAATTGCCTTATATGGATTCCAATTTGGTACGATTAATCGATAGTCACCATTTGTAGATTCAGTAATTTTAGTTTTACTGTTCAAATAATTATTTAAAATTTTATCAATTGACTGACTAATTTGTCCAGTAAATGATTGAGATACTAACGATAAACTATTCATCATAAATTCTTCTGTTACTAATTTTAAAATATAAACAGAAGATTGATTATTACCTTTTACATAATTCTGAATTGATGAAATGTAAAAGTTTCTTTTAATTGTATTACCAATATTGAGATCTTTAATAATTACTTTGATTTTTTCTTGGCCAATGATTGGAATAGTCTCAATCATATTTGCAGCATCAGCAATTGCCAATTCACACTTAATATATGGTGAAGACAAAGATTCATAGATGTCAATACCTGTAACTAAATCTTTTATTTCAAATTCATTTCCAGTTACATTGGTTATAACTACGGAATCAACCGAATAATCGGATTTACTCATTATTCTTCTTCAACTCTAATTTGTTCTATAAATTGATCAGCGATAACTTGAACATAAGCTGGTCTTAAAACCTTTATCTTAGTTTTTTTATCGTTAACGTCAAACTCATATTCTGTATTTGTAATTGGTGTTGCCCCAATTGTATTTTTATTAACGTATTTACCATCAGCATTTTCGTAATGATGAATAGCGTCTGCAAATGCTATTTGTCCTTTAATTACAACAAATTCATTTGTTAAAGAGTCACGAACAATTTCGTTTGCAGCGAATCGACCACTTATGATTTCTACTCGCAATAAACCCAAGTTTGGATCTTTATCAATTAACCTTGCTCTAGCGCCAGAAATCAATCCTTCAAAGATTGTATTCTTTGTAAATTTAGTTGAAATATCTTCATCGCTTAATAAGGTAATACCTTCATATTTGTGTGCAATTAATTCTTGCATATCCTGATTACTCAATGGCCAATCGCTAAAATAATTAACTAAGTTATCATTTATCATGAAGAAAGTCCAAAAGTATTTTGATGAACCATAAAGTTTACTTGATACTACGTCTGGTCTTTCGCCATCTTGTATGTTATAAAACGTATAAAAGGTAACGTTATCTTTATATTCGCTTTTTACTTTTACGGTTCTAAAAATATCAACTACATCAGTTTTTTGTCCATCGTAAAAAGTATCATATTGTATTAATGGGAAATTTTGAAAATATTCTGACATATTAATAACCTTTAGCAATCTCTTGACGTGATAGAGCTTTGGTTTCTTGGAACGTTAACGACAAATCTATTTCAGATGGCATTCCATCTTCAAAGAACGTTGGTGATGTTTGATTGTAGTTTACGCTAACTGCGGTGATATATGCTCTACCATATTTAATTAAATTTTTATTAATTTTATTATTAGTCAAATATTGAATATCAAATACATCTGGGAATTGATATGTAGCCATATCTAATGATTTGTTATTACCTTGAGTTTGTGAAGACTGAGTTCCATTCGATAATGATGGATATGCTGCTTCACGGAAAAATCTAATGATTGAAATAATCTCTTTTGCTTCAGCACGGGTTCTTGGCATTAGTTTAAAACTAAAGTTAAACTGACGTAGCGCTGGAGATCTAAATAACATTTGCGTATGTGGATTAACTACTTCACCTCTATTAATTAATAACTGACCAGCAGCACCACCAACTAAACCTTTTTCTTGAGATGCTGTTGCTAGTAATTGTGAAACGTACCGATCACCAACTTCTGGTAAGTCTGAAGCAACTTGTTTTAAAAATTGCCCAGCAGATGCAGAGTTTTGATACGAGTTAACTGCCATACCACCTAAACCAGTGTCAACGTTATCGTAACTTAAGTTATCATTAACTTGTAATCCGGCAGGCATATATAAACTAACAGAACCAAGTGATGATGCGACAAATTCAGGAGAAGCTCTAAACCTTTCAGTTCTACTTTTTTCATCACGCTTTAAAGCTGTGAATTTTACAATGTTCTGATATTTGTCAACGTCATTAAGTGGATACCTATAACTAGGTGTTTTATTGGTGCTATCTCCAATGACACTGCGGTATATGTTATTTAATGGCATTAATCATCTCTTCTTTTACTATATGTGGACTTAGTTATTTATATGGCAACTTATAAAGGTTTCTTTAAACCAAAAAATCCCGCAAAATATGCAGGTGACTATAGAAATGTCATCTATAGATCATTGTGGGAGCGAAATGTGTTTCGTTGGTGTGATGAAAATGCTCAAATATTAAAATGGGTTAGTGAAGAGGTAGTTATTCCATATTATTATCCTTTAGATAAAAAATATCACAGATATTATGTAGATTTGAAGTTCACTACAGCACAGGGGACTTGGCTTATTGAGATTAAGCCTAAAAATCAAACTCTTCCACCTAAAAAACCCTCAAGACAAACTGCAAGGTATCTTACTGAGGCTGCAACTTACGTAAAAAATCAATGTAAGTGGAAAGCGGCAGAAGAATATGCTAAAGACAGAGGTTGGACCTTTGCAATTTGGACAGAAGACACAATTAAGTCAATGGGTATCAAAATTCTATAATAAATAGAGATATGGCAATATCTTTATTAGACAAATTAAAAACTGAACTAGCTACTGCTGGCATTAATTCTTATACAAGAGAATCACAGACGTGGTTTAACAATCGTATAAGAGGAATTAGAGCTTTTAATGAAGTTCAATTTTTAAAAGATCCAAATTTAGTAGCTAAAAATAGATTTTTTCCAGGATACATGTATCATTTCATATATGATCCTAAAGAAAAAGAAACTTTACCATATTACGATACATTTCCTTTAATTCTTGCAGTTGCACCAGCACCTGGAGGATTTTATGGACTGAATTTACATTATTTGAATCCATTAACAAGAGCTTTATTGCTTGATAAGCTAATGGACATCGCAAATAAGACTGAATTTGATGAAAGGAAGCGTTTTAGATTAAGTTATCAACTATTATCTAGTTCAAGACGCTTTAAAGAGTTTGCCCCGTGCTTTAAGCACTACTTAACAAATAATATTACATCCAGACTAATGATGGTACCTTCACAAGAGTGGGAAGTTGCAATATTTTTGCCAACTGAACGTTTCGAAGGCGTCAATAAGAAAGTTGTTTGGAAAGAATCTAGAGAAAAGATACTAAGAGTATGAACGTAGATAATTTTAAGACACTTGTTAGCAAACGCGGCGGATTAGCACCAACAAATCGCTACGCTGTGTATATGCCACTGCCATTAATTAGTTTCGATCCACAAGAATTGATTGCTAGAGCGTTTGATAGAGGCAATACTGCAAATGGAAATAGACAATTTGTAAATGATCCAAGAGATATATCAATTTTGTGTGATTCTGTGACAATGCCGGGTCGTCAAGTCTCAACAACAGAGCTGTCAAACAACATGTTGTCATTAAAAATGCCGTATAACTACATTAATGATGATGTTACGATGTCATTTCACATCACAAACGATCATTTTATGAAAAAATTCTTCGATAGATGGACTGATAGCATATTTGATCGCCGTAAAATGACTATGAAGTATCGTTCTTCATACGCAACAGATGTAATTATACAACAATTGGATCAAAGAGATGTTCCAGTTTACACATGTACGTTAAGAAATGCATATCCAATTACAGTTTCGTCATATGACTTAACAAATACTGGTGAAAATCAGTTTCAAAAGTTATCTGTGACATTTACATATGAAGATTGGTCACAGGAAGGATTTGTCGAATCAGTATTGTCTAAAGGTAAAGTACTTTTGGGCTCAGCAGGAAGAACATTGCAGTCATTTGGTTTATAAAATTATTCATTGGAGAATATTATGGCACTACCTATTTTAAATACACCAACGTATGAAGTTGAATTACCACTAAGTAAGAAGACAGTATCATATCGTCCGTTCTTAGTGAAAGAAGAAAAAGTATTATTGATGGCTTTAGAGTCGCAAGACCAAAAGCAAATCATGAGAGCGATGCATGATATCGTTAGTACATGCACGTTTGGTAAAGTTGATGGTAAAGATTTACCAGTTGCTGAATTAGAATATCTTTTCCTAAAGTTAAGATCTAAAGCAGTTGGTGAGAAATCACACATTGGTTTAAAGTGTACTGATTGTAAAACTAGTAACGAATTAGATATTGATTTAGAGTCAATTGAGATAGACGTATCATCACTACCAGAACTAAAGATTATGTTGACTAATCAAATTGGCGTAATTATGAAATATCCAAGTTCTGATTTAGTTATGAGAAGTATCGATCCTAAGAAAAGCGATACTGAAAATACATATGCTATTATCATGGCGTGTATCGATAAAATCTTTGATACAGAAAACGTGTATGATGTAGCTACACAAACAAAACAAGAGTTAGTTGACTTTATTGAATCTTTAAATAAAGCACAATTTGAAAAAATTAAAGACTTCTTTAGTGGATTACCAAAACTAAAGAAAGATATTGATTTTAAATGTACTAGTTGTGGCAAAGACAACCACGTACATCTTGAGGGATTAGAAAGTTTTTTCGGGTAGCTCTCTCACACGATAGCTTGGAAAATTATTACCGAGCTAACTTTATTATGATGCAGCATCACAAATATAGTTTGACTGAATTGGATGAGATGTTGCCGTGGGAGAGAGAAATTTATATTGCTATGTTAGTAGATTATGTTAAAGAAGAGAATGAACGTATTAAACGACTTAACAACAAACACTAGGAGCATAGTAGTATGTCAGCAGAAAAAGATTATAAAGATATGAGTGATTCAGAAAAGAAAAAAGAAGACTGGATGAATAGTAAATGGCGCCCAATGATGGGATGGTCATACATGCTTACGTGTATCGCAGACTTTGTAATCTTTCCAGTACTATGGTCAGTCGTTCAAGTAATTGGTGGCGGTGAAGTAAAAACACAATGGCAACCTATTACTTTGCAAGGTGCAGGATTATATCATATTGCAATGGGCGCAGTCCTCGGTATCGCAGCATATGGTAGAACTCAAGAGAAAGTTGCAGGAGCATCAACTACTCCAACAACAGTAGCATCTACTCCAGCTCCTGTTGTAGCATCAGCACCAACAGTTCCTACAGTAGCAGTACCTAAAGTTGCAGTACCTCCAATTGTAAAACCACCAGTAATAGGCTAATATGGCAAAGAAGAAAAACGCTGGATCAGCACCTGCTAAGTCACAATCAAGTGATTCAGTGCGTAGTAAGATCACCGGAATCGAAGGTGGTCTTGGTGATTTGATAACTACTATGCAATATATGAATCAGAATATGATGATCAACAATGATTATTCTGAAGGTATCTTTCATCAGCACGCTGATATTCTAAGAAGCATTCGTCAAAACACTGAGTTAACAGCTCAAGCTTTACTTGGTTTAAATGTTAGTGGTAATGCTACTAGTGTTACAGGGATGAACGTTCAAGGTGGAATTAGTGCAGAAAACGCAGCTGAGGCAACTAAGCGTGAAGAGAAAAGAATTCTAGCTGAAGAAGAACAAACAGAAGAAGATAAAAAGCAAACTGCATTATTAGAATCTATTCATAAAGATTTACGCAAGGGTAGTATCCTTGACATTCTAATTGGTGCTGCTGGTCTTTTGGCAGGTTTTGTTGCAGGTTTAGTTGGTGAATACATGAGAGTGTTTGGCAAAGTACTCAAGCCAATTACAAACTTATTCACTAAGGAAGGTGGAATACTTTCTAAAATCATTACAGGTGTAAAAGCTGGATTCACTAAGTTTGTAGACTTCTTCGTAAAGCTTAAAGCATTAGTAACAGAGAACACTGTTATTAGTAAAGTCATTGGTGTAATTCAAAAGGGATGGAGACTATTCACTGGTTATCTAAGTGGCATAGGATCTTTATTCGGTCAGATCTCAGGTCTATGGGGTAAACTATTTGGCGATGGTCCAAGTATGTTATCTAAATTCTTGGGATACTTTAAAGCAATCGGCCAGCGACTTGGTATCTTCTTTGAACTAGGCGCTAAGCTTGGTAAGCTAATCGGTAAGATTGTTATTCCTATTCAAGTTATTCTCTCAATATTTGATACTGTAACTGGTGCACTAGATGGATGGAATAATACTGAAGGCGGGTATGTTAATAAGTTTATAGGCGCAGTTAAGGGAGGACTTACAGGTCTTCTAAACGGATTGGTTGGTGGACTATTAGATCTACTAAAAGATGGTGTGTCTTGGTTGCTTAATGCAATGGGATTCGAAAACATAAGTAAGTCATTGGATAGTTTCTCATTTAAAGATTTAATTAAAGGCGCTGTTGATAGTATTGTAGACTTCTTCATGACACCTGTTAGAATGATTGAAGAACTCGTTAAGGCGTTTAAAGGTGAGATATCTTGGAGCGATATGTTTAAGAACATGTTAGCTAAGATGATTAGTGGATTCCTAGCACCATTTAGTGGAATATCTAAACTTGTTGGTATAGACATTAAACAGAAAGTATTAGATCTATTGGGTCTACCTAATCCTGATTCTGGCGGAGGAGTACAACCTACTGGAGAAACAGGTGTAGCTACTAAGGCACTTGAGAAAACGACTGGTGAGAATATTGCAGTGAAGGATGAAGGTGCTACTAAGGCAGCTCTTGGAGCAGCAGTAGCAGGTATGAATAATACTTCACAGACAATCGTGAATAATACTAATACCGCTGCTGTTATTAAATCTAAGACTACTAACTGGGAGCCAGATGATCAGTGGGCTCGTGGTGGAATGGCTTGGGGAGCTTAATAGCTTAACGTGTAGCCCAAGGATTTAACTTGGTGTATTCAGAGAAGGTGATCTTTTTAATGGTCACCTTTTTTGTTATGTGCATAGTCTTCTCAAAGTCGATCCAAGACTTAAGGTTATACCCTCGAGCAGGGACCTTAAACTTAAAGCTATCATAGTGCTCGATAGTCAAGACAAAACAATCATCAGACTGTGCTTGTGATGGGTAGCCAATAATATTCATTTACGGATATGTCTTACATAGACAACAGCTACGACAAATAGTACTAATAGAATATAGAACAGTAACATATATTACTTCCTTGTAAGAGATTGAAGCGCACTCAGACAAACTTTAGGCGAGAGGAGGGCCAGAACACTTAAAGTCAGACAGCCGGCGAGCAGGTAAATCCTAGCCTCGATATTATTTAGTATTGCTCTAAGTAACTTCATTTAACTCTCCATGTACCCCATCGTCTAATACAGATCGTAATGACGAGGTTAATAATTAAAAACAGCAGGAAGCCGGCGAACCAGTATCCGATCATAGACTATGTAATTCTTCCCTGTTGCGAACTACCTTAAAGGTTCTATAGCGGGGAGAAAATTTAACTCTTTTCTTTAGTACTTCCAAGTCATTCCCCCGTACAATACCATATAACCATTCCTTATTATCAGATAACAAATAAGTATGATTCTTAGTAGGTACTGCCCAATCAACAGTTGTTTCTTTAAATAACTTCATTCTATAACATCCATTTCTTCAACCCATACAACATGATTATAATCGTTATTACAGTATTCAACAATAGCTAATCCATCATCCTGTAATTCTAGACCTGCCATATTGGATATATCCCTAGCAACACTAGAAGCTTTACTCTTAGAAGCAAATACTCCCATAGTAGTATGCAGATCATCTCTATATTCATGCAACAGATAGACTTTCATTATATTCCTTTATAGACCATAGATCTATTATACCACAAAACAATCCCGCTGTACAGGGCTAGCAACAACGTACGTGTGCCACGTGGGATGACCGTTTTCAGGCTGATTTTTCCCGTAGGAAAATTTTTTAAAAAACAGCGGTCCATTCTTAATCACAGTTCTACCTTTCTTATTAACAGTAACGCCACTAAACCCCTAGTAGCCAGCCATCTGAATATCTCTATTATAAACCGCCGTTTT